ACCGGATACCCCTTGCTGAGTAACCGTAACGCCTGTTGGGAATGCTTGATCTGGCTGAAAATCAATCACCGCTATGGCCCAGGCATCATGATCTGTACGAGACAGCTTACGTGGGTCATGATTGCGATGTGACAAGTACATGATATCATTTGATTGACGAAATTTTAGATCTGGTATCTCGGCAGTTAAATATGGAGTTACTAATGTAAAAACTCGCTCCGAAGTCCCGCCGGATGACCACGCACCATAACCTGTGCCATCAATATCGGTGCCACCAATATCAGTCAGCTCAAACGTGGTAGCTGTTTTGTTGGCCACAAGATAAAACTTGCCGTTCAACTCTGTCATACCCACAACACCGGAGATAAAAACTTCATCACCATCTTCATAGCTATGGGTTGCAGTTGTAACCACGACAGGATCAGCCTGGGTTGCAGCACTCATCGCAAAACCTGTTTCAACTACAACACCGCCATTGCGATAAACGCGCATATAGAGATTGCCAAACTCTAAGGCATAAGACTGGTCTTCATTAAATTCAAATTTGATTACGCGGGATACGGCAGAGCTGTCTTTTGTTTCCCTAATGTAATCTGTACCCGAACGATTTGATGCCCCGCCTTCAGCATGAACAAAATAATCCCTTAGCCGCTTTGCTCCGCTTCCAAATTTTTGCAGATCGATACGGGAATAAACAGCCGGAGCTAATTCACCACCGCCAAATGATATCGTTGGTATTGGTGATGGCATCTATAATGGCCTCCCAAACTTGTCAACATCCGTACCGCCAAGATTCCTGGCTCGCTCCCAGGGGCTATCAAGTTCAGCATCCATCGAACCCTCATCACTGTCAATCCCTTGGGCAGACGCAATGTATCTATTATAAACAGCCAGGACAGCCTCTTGCTTTTTGAAATCCCCTACCAGGGCGGGGGATAGTTCGCTGGCCAAATACCAGCCGAATGCTGAAACAAAGCTTGCTGAAAATAATGATACGTTCTTCACGTTATATGTATAAACGCCTGTGGCCTCATCCCTATCGGTAACAATAGATAATCCGGTTTCGGACGAATCATCTTCGACCCTAAAAGGAATAGGCAGACTTTGCCTTGTGGGGCGCTCAATCTCTCGCACCTTCAAACAGTCTGATGGATAATCGTATCGATATAGCCAATTTGTTGGGGGGCCTCCAATATCCGTTAGAACAACCCGCTTCTTGGCAAAATTCCAATGGTGAGCAGAAAGAACAAACTCCCTAGCAACATCATAATGAATACGGCACTGGATAGCTATTGTGCCGGTATCAGTATCCAGATTTGAGATTTGCGTCTCAGTCTGATTGATGTGGGCAAGGGCAAGGTTACATATTTGAGCTTTGCTTACTGATCCCATATCTATTTATCCTTATCTTCACCATAAAATCTTTTAGCCACATCTGAATCATGAGCCATATCAATGTCCATATCTGTGTCCATATCTGTGATCTGTAATGACATATTTTCGCTTTTTTTACTGCCTTCATGCTCATACTCTGAAACGCTTGTGACCTTTGCCTTAGCAATGAATTGAACCTCAGAGCCAACAGTCATGGTGCCAATACCAAGTTTTTTCATGCTCTCTTCATCCAGGCTAACTTCCAAGCCATACGGATAGGGGCTTTCCTCCATATCCATAGCCACTTCTTTGCCGCCATCCTTTTTCTTTTTTCTCTTCATGCTAATCATATCATTATCCCTTGTAAGAGTTGACGGGGCTGTGCGACCCCGCCAGTTAGTCTTATGTAGTGAACGGAGATGCTTCATCACCCGTGGAGATCAAGAAACCATCGACCATCCAAAGATCAGGAGCAACATCTGTCACGTTGTAGAACGACCCTTTAACACCACCAGTAGTCGTGCCACTCATTGACAACCCAACATCGGCAGCAGAGTTCGCAAGCATAACCACACCGGCAATGTCAGTAGCAATCGTAACGCCACCAGCAAACTTACCAGCACCCTCAGAAACAATACTGTGAGCGCCCGTAGCTGTAGTTTCCACAAACACTGTGTACTTATTGCCAGTACCAGTTGCTTCTGGAAGCGTAAGAGCTACGCCAGCAGCACGATTTAGCATGAGAGTACGACCAGCATGAAGTGCCGCTGTCAGAGTCAAGGTGGCAGTAGTTACATCAACCAAGCTTTCACTTGTTCTTTGCATACCACCAGCTATGTGAGCTACACCATTGATCTTAGTCCCAGACTGTAAGACCTGGAGAGGCGCCGGATTAATGCCAACACCACCAAACTCGTGAAGAACCTTATCAGATTCATCGGTCAGTGTGGCAACAGCGGTACCGCTAGTATCGGTAATCACGATTAAGCGTAGCACCTCGCCAAACTTTTGAGTGGTGTAGTAGTCTGCAACAGTACCATTTACGGTGCTGTAGGTTCTCAGAGTTGTCCAGGCACCCTCGCCCTTTTTCTCTTGCAGCTCGATAACCATGCTGTATGTACCAGAAAGAGAAACAAGAACGTCCTCACCCCTTGCTGGTAACGATAATATAACGTTGTCACCAACGCCTGTGAATGAAGCCATCTCAACTTCTCCTTATGTTGCGCCCCCGCCTTATTCAGCGAGAAGCAGTTCAACTAATGCGGACGCATCAGCTTTATTTAGATCGCCACCATTTTCGACGATCTTTTTATTCTGCCCGAAGACATCCCATTTACCAGCACCTCTGTGGACTGCATAAAATTCATCAGGCTCCTCAGCCTTTTCTTGTTTGGGAGTGTCTTCATGTTTTTCTTTTTCAGGAAGCTCTTCAGGAGATTTAGCTTTTTCTTTGGCAAGAGCCTCACCAATTTTTGCACCCAAATTCTTAGCTTCTTTCCTGGCTTTGATCTTGGCCTTGACCTTGGCCGTAGCCTCAAAGACAGCTCTATTAATTTCAGCGGCATCTTCGGCATCGGATCTGTTCTCAGCTTTGGTTTTTACTGCCTCTGCTTCCGTCATCATCCACGAAGCCATCTTCTTACCGTAGAACTCAAATTTTTCACCTGGCTGTCTCCACGTACCTTGAGGATGCTCACCCACTTGTTTGGCTATAACTTTCATAACATTTATTCCCTGTTTTCTGTGCGGTTTCTAAGAGAGGGGATGCCCACCCAAGGACACCCCACCCAATTTAGTTGTTAACGACTGCCCCAGGCACTCTCAAGTTCAATGATACCCGCTGTGATTTTACCCACAGTAGGATTAGAACCGTTCACCGTGTAATTCACACGAGTGTATGGCTCCAATGTATTGAACGGGATGTGCCGTACTGAAGTTTTCTTACCAGCCACTAGATCGGCCAATAGGATCGTTTCAGTATAGACTACCGTAGCAGATGCAAACGCTGCGTTGTTATCTGTTTCAAAGGCAATGCCTAAACTTGTCAAAGCATCAAAGTCTTCTGTGACCTGAACACCAAGGCAAATCTTAGATGGCCCTTTGTCGTCCACTATAGGAGTGGTAGCGTGAACCCAAGTACCAGGAGTACCAAAGTTAATTACATTCGTACTAGCAGCCGATGCCGTAATCACTTGCTGATCCGAATATATTTCTTGTGCAGATATAATAGCCATAGCTAAAATTCCTTTCTCTTTAGTTTAAAACCACACGCGTATTAAGTAATACGAGCCTCAGTGTTAACCAGTTGATCCACCTGACGGAGTGGCAAGCCACGATATGTCAGAACCTCTTTGCCTTCTACCTCACGAGGAGTTAGACGGACAAAGTTATCAGTGGAACCACTGTTCACACTAGATGCATCCAGAGCTTCAAGAACATCTTTGTTCATGTAGACAGAAGTTCTGCCCATGCCAAAGTTTCCATCCATGCTGGAACCAACACCGTTTGCACCGTTATCCAAAGAGCGCATACCGTGACACTGGTAATAAGCTTTCCGCATAAAGTGGTACATGCTGTTGTTGCTTCCATCGACGCTGTTAGGATCAGCGATCATTGCTGATACATCGATGTTTGAGATGCGAACAACTTTTCTCCAGTCACGAACCGCAACACCAAGATGCCAGCGGAAAGTTTCTTCGAGAGCGTAGTAAGCATTTCCATCAGTATCAAGCACACGCTGTTTACCGTGATCTTCACGAGTAAGGCCAGCACTTGAACCTTTGGGATAAAGCAGATTAACAGAGTCAGTACCCCAGGTTACAAACCACACAGATGTGTTGTCATTACCAGTACCGCCTGCATCAATAATCTGAGAACCAGTTTCCGCAGTCAAAGAAGAGAAACGTGGTGCAAGACCAGTAATCTTCTCAGGATTTGTATCTGCATTCTCATAGAAAATTGAACGACACGCTTCTTGAGACATTGCTTCCAAAAAGCTTTGGGCTTCTTGCAAACGGAATGCTTCAATATTTGGCTCAACGTCAGCCAAGCGAGCATCAACAGTGGAACGACCTTCGACAAAACCAGTTGTATCAGTCACCTGAGTACGCGTAGCCTTGCTGTTAGGAATACCCTGATAAAGCTTACCCCACGTTACAGCCGGTAAACCGGACAGAACAGTGTGTTTATGGGATTTGCCTTCATTACACTCGCGTGCAATAGCGTCTTCCATGATCGTGTTGGTCTGTCGCAACATATTAATTATGTCTGCAACCTGACCATTCTTAGTTGAGCCTTTATAAATATCAGCTAAACCAAGAAATGTATTACCAATAGTAGCCATGAGCTATCTCCTTTTATTGGTCATTTTTTATCGCCAGTACCATACCAACGATTTTCAATAGGCGTCTGAGTGTCACCACCTCCTTGATTACCAGAGGAGTTATCTTCAGATAGAGTCTTACCGACACGTACCATCATGCGTAAATACTCAGGATGATCTGCCCAACCGTACTGCTCACCGAACTCTTTGAGTTCTTTAGAGCCAAAGTGTGCCAAAGCTTTTCCGGCATGAGCTAGGTTTTCATCAAACGCAGCCCCACCTATTTCTTTGTCAGCCTTTGCTTCAGTCTTCCAGGCATTCCGAGTATCGTCCCACGATTGGTATTGAGCATCCAACGCTGCTTGTTGCTTTTGGGCATATAGATTGACAAGAGCCTGATTCTGTTCTTTGGAAGTCAGCTCTTTATTATTAGCTACCTCCAAAAACTCATTCAGCATCCCTTTATCAACCTCAACACCTTCTGCAAACTCAAAATCATCAGCAGTTAGCGGCTCGGTGCCTTCATCGTCATCACCCTTTTCATCGTCGTCTTTGCTTTTTTCAGCATCGTCGTCCGAGTCCTTCTTGGTTTTGTCGTTGTCGGCGGTCTTATCTGCGTCATCACCTTTGTCTGTGCCATTGGCATCGGTGTCGTTTGACGTAGATTCTTTGTTGGCGTCATCAGAACCAGTTGCATTTTCTGCACCAGTGTCGTCAGTAGCGGTGCTTTCAGCACCAGCATCGCCTGTATCTCCAGTATTATCTTCAGCCATTAGTTTTCTCCAGTTCTTGTGCGCGGGTTTGAAGCATTTTCAAAAATGATGCGGGCGCAGCTTCCATCACCCAATCATGTAAATTAACACCTATTTCTCTCTTGCCCTCAGCTCGGCTCATTTGAGCCAAGTCATGATGAGGATTGCTGGACATCATACCACAGGTTTCCATTATCTCCCAGATGATGCGACGACCTTGCTCACGAGAAAGCAGATCCAACATATCAGCCATGCGTTGTGCTTGACGTTGTTTTTCTGACATCTTTGCAATATTATTGGCCATTATGAATTAGCCCCTATAATATCAGACAACACGCTATTACCAGTTGTTTCTGTTTCGCTCAACACTTTAGCGCTATCAGCCATCTGAGCAGTTTGTTCTGCCATTTGTTGTTGTTGCATTGTCTCGGCTCTAGCTTGCCTCTTCTCAGCGGCCTCATCATCAGTAAACACAGCCGCGTTTGGCACACCCAAATCCCTGGCCATAAGATCAGCAATCTCATCTCCATTGATTTTATCGGTGGAATCCTCAAGGCCAGGAATGGTTGCCATGTTACCAACGAATCCAACCCAACGCTCAACCGCGCTAGTCGCTACCATTTTCTGTGCTTGAGCGAGGATAGAGGTGTATTCAACACGAAGCTCAACATTTTCCAACTCCGGAGGAGGAGGCGGGATCATCATCTTATCAGTGAAACCCTTCCAACCTGGCTCGCTTGCACGAACAAGCATATTGAATGTACGATTAATAATCGGATCAAGCAGCTCATCATTCAGGTTTTCCAACACAGGGCCAAGCTGCAACAGTTTTTCTTCGTGCTTCTCAGCAATCTCT